TTAATAATCAAAGAGTAGTTACATTTAAAGAAATTGACAGAGTACATGAAAGAGTAGAAGGAACAGCAGGTAGAAATTTTAGAGAAAATAAGAAGCACTTTATAAAAAATGAGGACTATTTTTATTTAGAAGGAAAAGAATTATCAACAATTAAACAGACAACGAATTTCGTTGGCAGTAATGCAAGAGAATTAATCTTATTAACTGAAACAGGTTATCTAATGTTAGTAAAATCTTTTACAGATGATTTAGCTTGGAAAGTACAAAGACAATTGGTAAATAGTTATTTTAGAGTTAAAGAAGAAAAGAAAGAAATGAAAGCATTAGAAAAATTAGAAACAGTTAATGAGTCAATTAGGTTAATAACTCCAATTTTTGATGATTTAAACATTGATAAAAGTATGAAACTTCTTGTAACTAAGACTTTTTTTGAAAGAGCAGGTATTGAATTGCCTCTTGAAGTTGAAGAAAAAGAACATTTTTATGATACAAAGCAGATTGCAAAAAAATTAGGACTTTACACAATGTCTAATAAACCAGCATTTATGGCAGTTAAGCAAATTATAAGAAAGCTTGATATTAAAGAAGATGAAATGAAAACAGTATTAGAAACGAATGGCAATTGGACTGGTACTGTAACAAAATATTCTAATAAGGTTACAGAAAAGGTCAAAGTGTGGTTGAAAGAAAATAATAATCCTATCTCAATCAAAGGAGACAAGAAAAACTACTATATATTGTATAAAAATAATTAGATTTTAGTTTTTGGGGGGGTAATACAATGTATGAGAATTTACTTGATAGTATAGATATTGAAAAGAGAAAAGAAGAATTTAGAATTAAACTTTTGAAAATAAGAGAAACAGATATAGATATATATATATAATAAGATAGAAAGAATAGTATATAAACTTTCTGAGAAAAAATTAGAGAAAAATAATTAAATAAATAGATAAAGCACTTGGATATTATGTTGTTTCAAGTGCTTTATTTGGTATAAAATGGTATAATAAAAATATAGGAATTTTGCAGTGTTCGATTTTTCTACTTAAGTATAGTTTAACAATTGGAATACAAGGCATTGAGAAGGTTTGATAAGTGTTATCAATTGCACTATTACCCGCTCACTGCAAATTTGAGAAAGTTATATGTGTGTAAGTCTTGGAAATACACAATTTATTTTGGGGTTTTATATTAACTATGTGGTATGTAAATCTTTTTAAAAAAGCACGTCAATTACAATACTAAAATTGTTTTATATTAACTATGTGGTATGTAAATTTGAAAACTGCATGTTCTTTAACAAAAGCATCTAATTGTTTTATATTAACTATGTGGTATGTAAATGTATTACTCCCAATTATGAACATAGGATATAGTCTTTGTTTTATATTAACTATGTGGTATGTAAATTATAGTTTGCCATATGTTCCTGGTTCGTATGATTGGGGTTTTATATTAACTATGTGGTATGTAAATAAATTTAATATTACTGGAAAAGGAGAAATGGATATCGGTTTTATATTAACTATGTGGTATGTAAATTTTGTTATAAGAATATCGCCACCTTCCTTTTCTGGTGTTTTATATTAACTATGTGGTATGTAAATTTTTCTGCATCTTCTACTATGTTATATTCTTCTAATGGTTTTATATTAACTATGTGGTATGTAAATGCACATTTAACTTCAAGTCTTAGAGTATTATCTGCAAGTTTTATATTAACTATGTGGTATGTAAATTTCGTTCAACTTTTATCTTAGCTTCTCCTGCTACTTGTTTTATATTAACTATGTGGTATGTAAATGTACTAGAAAATGCACTACCTGCATTCATTCCTATACGGTTTTATATTAACTATGTGGTATGTAAATGTGCTATTTCCAACTTTTTTTTCAAGTTCTGAATACTGTTTTATATTAACTATGTGGTATGTAAATTAGTTAGTCCCATATCGTTATGGTACTGCATTAACGCGTTTTATATTAACTAAGTGGTATGTAAATAGTGTAAAAGGCATTTTTTCAAATTGTGCATTGGTTTGGTTTATATTAACTAAGTGGTATGTAAAGGCTAATGTTTGAGTATTTAAAAGCATCTGAGCAAACAATTTTATATTAACTATGTGGACTTAAAATTAAAAATAATTCAAAAACACTTACAAATGAGTAAGTGTTTTTTTAATGAAAGGAGGTGATAATAATGTAAAAATTTTACGTATATAGTATAATAGTGCTATAAAATAAGTATTATGTGAGGTGATTGTTGTGTTTTGTTCAAATTGTGGTTATGAGATAACTGGTGCAGGCAAATTTTGCTCAAATTGCGGAACAGCTACATTAGCAGATAAAGTTAACAATGATGATTTATTTATAAATGTTCATGGAAAAGAATTAAATCTGACTAATATTTATAAAGAAACTAAAGGAGATAAAATCTTAGCAATTGATATTGCAATGAAGTTACTAGGGCTGGACATAAAAGAGTGTAAAAATATTATATATCCAGCTTTTAAAGAATTAAGTGAAAAAATAAATATCGAAGAGGAAAAAGAGATATTGAGGGAAGATGAGTATAAACAAACTAATGTACTTGAAGATGATGTTGCTCGTTGCCCTAGGTGTGGCTCTGTTTCATTGTCTGCTCATAAGAAAGGTTTTGGCATAGGAAAAGCTGTAGCAGGGGCTACTATAGCAGGAGGCATTGGTTTAGTAGCTGGAAATTTAGGAGCAAAGAAAGTTAGAGTTACATGTTTGAGCTGTGGTAAACAGTTTTGGGCATAAATAATAAACACTTACTAATGTAGGTGTTTTTTTATATGGAAATTTATGAAAGGAGAGTGAGGAAATGGCTACAATACAAACTTCAATAAAGATTTTCGACGGAATGACACCAGCATTTCGTAATATGACTAATTCTATTAATACAACAATTAATAGTTTAGAGAGATTGCAAGGCAGATTGAATAATCCACTCAATGCAGGTAATATACAAGCTTCTCAACAAAGTTTGAATAACATAGAAAGTATTCTCACAAGGATAGAACAGAAAATTGGAAGAAATACAAATGAACAGGAAAACTTTAATAATAAAATAAGACAAGGTAGTGAAGCAGGTTCTCTATTAGTGTCTAAATTAAAAAGTATTGCTGGGATATACATTGGAATAAAAGGAATAGATAGTATTACAAAAGTAGCAGATACAATTGCAAGTACAAAAGCACGTTTAAATCTAATGAATGATGGCTTACAGACAACAGACCAGCTTAATAAAATGATTTATTTGTCAGCCCAAAGTGCAAGAGCTAGTTATGCAGATACAGCAGCACAGATTGCTAAACTTGGAATACTTGCAGGAGATGCTTTTGGAAGTTCAGCAGAGGTGATAAAGTTTACAGAACTTATGAATAAAGCTTTTGTAATTGGAGGAACATCAGCAAATGAAGCTAGTGCAGCAATGTATCAATTAACACAAGCCATGGGTGCAGGAAAACTTCAAGGTGATGAGTTCCGTTCCATAATGGAAAATGCACCTTTATTAGCCACTAAAATAGCTGATGCAATGGGAAAAACTAAAGACCAATTGAAGGAATTATCAAGTAGCGGAGCAATAACAGCAGATGTTATAAGAAATGCACTGTTTAAAGCTTCTGATGAGATAGAAAAGAAATTTGCAAGTATGGCAATCACTTTTTCTCAAGCTCTCACAATGATGAAAAATGATGCTTATATGATATTTTCTGAGACTCTCAGTAAGATAAGTGGAGCTTTGCAAAGTGTACGTTTTAGTGAGATTGTTGTATCTATGCGGAATGTTATGATTGCAATATCTTCAAACATTTATGATACATTAAATATTATAAAAAATATATTAAATAGTGATTTTTTTTCAGATTTTGTTAGCAATGTTACATTAGGAGCTATACTAATTATCAATGGACTGGGATGGGTTACTAATGCAACACTAAATGTTGCTAATGTCTTTGCTCAAAATTGGTCGATTATTGCTCCTATTATTTATGGAGTGATAGCAGCAATTGCGATATATAAAGGAGTATTACTTGCAAGTACAATTGCCACTACGGTAGCATCTTTTGTAAATTCATTGTATGCAGTAGCAGCGTATAAATCTTGTGCAGCTTTAGCAGCACAAGAATTTGCGATATTTGGAAAAATATCTGCACAAACGATGGAAGCTTTGGTAACAGCACAAGCAACAGCAGCACAATGGGGTTTTAATGCAGCATTATTATCCTGTCCAATTTTTTGGATAATAGCAGGTATTATAGCATTTGTAGTAGTAGTTTTTGTTGCAGTAGCAGCAGTAAACAAATTCTCAGGAACAAGTCTGACTGTACTAGGAGCAATTGTAGGTGCAGTATTTGCAGCAGTAGCATTTATACAAAACATAATGATATGGCTATTTAATAGATGCGTAGATGTAAATGAAGGGATTGCAAATGGATGGAATCAATGTGTATATCTAATGAAACAAGCTATTGCAAAAGGTGTAATCTTTATAATTGAGAAAATGGCATCATTAAATGATGCTGTAAATAATGCTGGAAATGCACTTGGGAAAGCTTTCATAGATGGGGCAAATATCGCAATACGAGGTGTAAACAAATTAATTGACCTAATAAATAAAATACCAGGGATAAATATTGGTAAAGTTGGAGAAGCAACATTTACGCCTGTCAAGGCAGATAATAGTTACATCAAACAACAGATTGACAGTTTAAATAAATGGGTAGGAGATGCACCAGAAAAAATAAAATTGGATAGAATGGGATATAAAGATATTGGAGCAGAATTTCAAAAAGGAAATGCACTTGGAACTAAATGGCAAAATGCTATAACTGATAAATTTAAAGATACTTTTGACATTAATAAGATGCTAGAAGATGCAAAGAAAAAATTAGGATTAGACGATTTGTGGAATAAACAAAATCCTTTAAACAACCTTGGTGGATTTGGTGGAGATTTAGGAAAAAATGTAAAAGACACAGCAGGAAACACAGCCAAAATGGCTAAAACAATGGATAAAAGTCAAGAAGACCTTAAATACTTAAGAGACATTGCAGAACAAGAAACAATAAACAGATTCACAGGAGTAAACATAAAAATTGATATGAACAATACTAACAATATAAGTAAAGACACGGATGTGGATGGTATAGTAAATGTTTTAACAGAAAAACTGAATGATGCTATGATTGTATCAGCAGAAGGAATAGTTTAGAAAGGAGGGATATAAATGGCTTATGACTTTTATTTAGATGGAGTACAATTACCAATACCTCCGCCAAAGTTAGAGATTAAAGTTACAAATAAAAACAAGATAGTTGATTTGATAAATACTGGAGAAGTAAACATACTAAAAAAAGAAGGATTATCTGAAATAAGTTTTGAAGCAGAATTTACACATAATAAGTTGCCATTCTATCGTGGAGCTTTTAGGGATGTTCAATTCTTTTTAAGTAAACTGGAACTATTAAAAACTGATTGTAAGCCATTTCAATTTATTGTATCGAGGGAATTAGGTAATAAAGTACTATTTAACACTAATATAAAAGTATCTCTTGAAGAGTATGCTATTTCAGAAGATGCAGAAAATGGTTCAGATACAAAAGTTGCAATAAAGTTAAAGCAATATAGAGATTACTCAACTAAAAAGTTAGTTCTTGCCCCTCCTAAAAATGAGACTGGTAGACCTAATGTAAAGATAGAGCCAAAACGAGTTGATTCAGTCAATGCCACAAACACTAAAACATATACAGTAAAAGCAGGGGATAGCCTTTGGTCAATTTGTCAGAAGCAACTTGGTAATGGTTCGTTATACAAGAAAGTATATGAGTTAAATAAAACAATGATGGATAAAGCTAACAAGGGTAAAAAAGTACCTAAATATACCATCTATAAAGGGCAGGTGTTGAGGCTTGTCTGATGATTTAGTTCTGGCGAATGATAGAGATATAAGGCTAGTTATTGCACATTGGGAAGATTTCTACGAACCTGCTGTCATTGATGGTATCACATGGGAGATAGAAAGAAGAGGTTCACCTTCAAAGTTAGAGTTTACTATAGCAATGGATGATATATTAGAGTTTTGCGAAGGTAATTCTGTAAGGATATATTATAAGGGAATTGGCATATTTTATGGATATATATTTCAGAAGAAAAGAGATAAAGAAAATCACATTAAAATAGTTGCTTATGACCAGTTGAGATATTTTAAAAATAAAGATACTTATGTATATAGTAATAAAACAGCAAGTGAACTTGTAAAGATGTTGGCTAAAGATTTTAATTTAAAATACAATGTCATAGAAGATACAAAATATAAAATATCGAGAGTTGAAGAAAATAAAACACTCTTTGATATGGTCTTAACTGCACTAGATGATACTCTAAGAGAGAAAAAAGAAATGTATGTGTTATATGATGATTTTGGAAGAATAACATTAAAGAATGTTGCATCAATGAAATTAGATACTGTTATGAACAATGATGTAATAGAAGACTTTGACTATAATTCATCAATAGATAGTGATACTTACACAAAGATTAAACTTGTGAGAGATAATGAAGAAACAGGAAAAAGAGATGTGTATATTGCTCAAGACTCAACGCATATGAGGAGTTGGGGAATACTTCAAATGTTTGATACAGTAGACAAAAACATGAGTGAAGCAGAGATAAAACAAAAGTGTGATATACTTCTAAAACTATATAATAAGAAAACTAAGTCATTAAGTTTAAAAAATGTACTTGGAGATATTAGAGTGAGAGCAGGTTGTTTAGTACCTGTTTTTTTAAATCTAGGAGATATTAAACTTCAAAATTATATGCTAGTTGAGAAAGTAAAACATACTTTTGAAAATAACAGTCATTTTATGGATTTGACTCTTGTTGATGGAGATGAATTTGCTTCTTATTCTTCAAGCTCATATTCAAGTGGAAATACTAACAATAAGGATGAAAAGAAAAATGGTCCTGCACAAAGTATTACGAAAAAAAATACAGGTAAAAAAGTTCCTGCTATATTTACTGCATATTATCCAGGGAACAATGCAATGGAAGGCGGAAAAACAGATTGCAATGGAAAGCCACTTGATGTAAAATCAAGAACTGTTGCTGGTCCAATGAATCGAGAAGGAGTTAAGAAAACTTGGTATACTGATGATTTTCTAAAGAAACATCCAGTTTTTGAATATGGAGATAAAGTAAAAATTATACTTCCTGGTACTGCCTATGACAACAAAGTATATACAGTTAAAGATAATGGAGGAAGAATATATGTTGAAACAAACGGAACATATCATATAGATGTACTATTAGCTAATGCTAGTGAATGTAAAAAATTTGGTAGAAAGAATGGCTATATAATTATAGGTGGAGATGAAGAACAAACATATCAAGTTGAAGGTAATAACCAAAGTAGTACAAATAATAACTCTAAAGAAGATAAATTAATTAGTATAGCAAAAAGTAAACTGGGTTGTAATTATGTGTATGGAGCAGAAGGTCCTAATAATTTTGATTGCAGTGGGTTTACTCAATGGTGTTATAAACAAATAGGTATAAAAATTCCTCGTACTGCTTCTGCACAAAGTAAAGCAGGAAAAGCAGTAGATTTAAAAGATAGAAGCAAGTGGAAAGCAGGAGACTTATTATGTAGAATTGGAGGAGGAAGTAGTAATCATGTTGTAATGTATATTGGAAACAATCAAATAATTCATTCACCACAAACAGGAGATGTGGTAAAAATAGAGTCTGTTAATTCTTATAGAAAAGGAAAAGCATACACACATGTGAGAAGATTTATATAAGTGAGGTGGCAATATGAGCCAAGATTTATTACAGATAATAAAAAAAGCTGCAATGGATGCAGTAGAAACAAGCAACCCAATGAGGGTTGTATTTGGAACAATAGAAAGTATTAGTCCTCTAAGAGTTAAGATAGAACAAAAACTATCTATTGGTGAAATTTTTCTAATACAAACAGATACATTTAAAAGATATACAGATAAAAAAATAGGAGATAAATTAGTCTTAATTCGTATGCAAGGAGGGCAACAATACTTGATTTTAGATAGGATGTGATAAAGTGTTACCAAGTGATAATTTAGATTATGATATTGAAGATGTATCAATAATTAATTTTGATGTAAGACAAGAGCCAAGTAAGACATTTAAACTTCATATAGAAAAGTCTAAGATTGATGGTATTTGTGATGATGTAGAAGCATTAAAACAGACCATCTTTTTGATTTTAAACACAGAGAGATACCAACATCTAATATATAGTTGGAATTATGGAGTCGAGTTGAACGACCTTATTGGAGAGCCTATATCCTTTGTAATACCAGAGTTAGAGAGAAGAATCAAAGAAGCACTAATTCAAGATGATAGGGTTGAAAATGTAGATAATTTTGAGTTTGAAAATATAAAGGGTAAAGTACAATGTAAATTTTCAGTTCATACAAAATATGGAAATATAAAAGCAGAGAAGGTGGTGAGTGTATAATTGTTTGAGTTAATGACATTTGAAAATATAATTAAAAGAATGTTAGATAGTGTACCTAACACACTTGATAAGAGAGAAGGTTCTATAATATACAATGCCTTGGCACCAGTTGCAGTGGAGCTTACAGAAACATATATTGCTATGGATGAATTACTAGACCAAACATTCGTAGATACTGCTAGTTATTACTATTTAGAGAAGAGATGTAAAGAGCGAGGAATTACACCTTTACCAGCCACTAATACAATTGCTAAAGGAGTTTTTAACATAGATATTCCACTTGATTCTAGGTTTAATCTAGGAGAATACAATTATATTGCAATTGAGAGAATATCTGAAAAAACATATAAAATGAAATGTGAAACTGCTGGACCTATATTTGAGTTAGGAAAACTAATACCTATTGAATATATAGATGGTCTTGAAACTGCTGAACTAACTGAAATCTTGATAAATGGAGAGGATGAAGAGTCAGAAGATAGTTTAAGACAAAGATATTATGATAGCCTAAATTCACAGAGCTTTGGTGGGAATATACAAAACTATAAAGATGAAGTTAACAAAATACAAGATGTTGGAGGAGTTAAGGTTTATCCTGTGTGGGACGGTGGAGGAACTGTTAAGTTAGTAATAATTAACTCTAATTTCAAAGTACCATCAGAGGATTTAGTTAATTTAGTGCAAGAAGAAATTGACCCAATTGGACATCAAGGACAAGGCTTAGGATTAGCACCAATAGGGCATAAAGTTACTGTTACAGGTGTTGTAAGTACAACTATAAATATATCAGCAGAGATAACATACAAAAATGGCTACACTTGGGAGAATATAAAATCAATTGCAGAAGAAGCAATAGACGACTATTTAAATGAACTTAACATGAGTTGGGAAGATGAAGAAAACTTAATAGTCCGTATATCTCAAATTGAAACTAGATTACTTAGTATAGATGGAGTGTTAGATATTACAAACACAATGATAAATGATGTTAAATCTAATCTAACAATAGATAGTAACAGTATAGTAGTGAGAGGTGAGGTAGTTGGATAAAGAGATTAATCTAATAAATTACTTACCACAAATTCTACAAGATAAAGAAGAATATATAAAAGTATTTAATGTAGAAAACAAAGAAATAAAAACACTACATGAAAAATTAAATGACCTATCAAGTGACCAGTTTTTAGAGGATTTAACTCCAAGTGGTATAAAAAGATGGGAAAAGATAATGTCTATAACTCCTAAAAGTAATGAGAGTTTAGAAGATAGAAGGTTTAGGATTTTTAGTAAATATATAAGTAAACTACCTTACTCAGAGAGATTTTTAAGGAACTGGCTAGATAGTATAGTTGGAGAAGGCAATTATGAATTAACTATTAATAATGCTACTTATAATATACATCTTGAAAGTGATGCTAGAAATCAAGATTGGTTTGAGGAGGTTCATTCTTTTGTAAGTAGTATTAAACCTTGCAACATGACTTTAGATTACACTAGAGTGCTTGTAAGTAAAGACAATTATATGAATTTTGGTATAACAACCCTAATAGGTCAAGAAATAACTATATACCCTTGGAGTCCACCAGATATAGAAACTTATGGAGAAATTGATGTATTAACTGGCAATGGAGTTGGATACCAAGAGATAACAATATTTTAGGAGGTGATATATTGGCTATAGATAAAAGTTATTACACTATAATTACAGATGTAGGGAAAGCAAAGATAGCAAATGCAAGTGTCACAGGTAATAAAGTGGGATTTGTAAAAATTCAACTTGGTGATGGAGGAGGGAGTGAATATACTCCAACTGAGAGTCAGACAGCTCTCAAAAATGTGGTATGGGAAGGCAATATCGGAAATACAACTACAGATGAAACTGCACCAAATTGTATAATATTAGAGAGTTTAATACCATCAAGTGTAGGCGGGTTTATGATAAGAGAAATAGGATATTTAGATGATGAAAATAATTTAATTGCCATTTCTAAATACAAAGAGTGTTATAAACCTTCTATAGAACAAGGTGCAGTGGTAGACATGAAGGTTAAAACTGTGCTTATTGTATCTAATGTAAATAATATAGAACTTAAAATTGACCCAACAATAATCTTTGCAACACTCAAAGATATACAAGACTTAGAAACTAAAATAGGTACTGTTAATACTAAAATTGATACAACTAAAACAGAATTAACAAGCAACATAGAAACTGCTAAAACAGAGTTAAATACTAAAATCGACCAATTAATCGCAGGTGGCTCAAATGTTGCATACACTCAAAGGGTCGCAATTGATGATTGGGTTGAGGATGCAGAAAGTGGATTCAAAGCAACTGTAACACATAGTTTATTAACACAGAGAATAGTTGTAAATATTATAGATGCTACTACAAAAGAAAATATAGTTCCAAATTTTAAAATAGTTGATGATAATTCAATTGAGATTAGAAGTGAAGTAAAAGTTGAGTTAAATGTCTATGTGATAAATGGAAATGCAGAAACTCATTTTATAAATGCAACTGTAGATGATAACAGAGTATCTGAAATGACTACTTATTCATCTAAGAAAATAGAGGACAGATTGGTTAATATAGAAGAAAAGGTAAATGGTGGTTTATCTAATATTGCAACAAGTGTAAATGAGTTGATAACTTATTGTTAGAGAGGAGAGTGAGAAAATGCAGACTGAATGGAATTTTAATTATGCTAATTATGTACAAAATGTTTCATTGCCACCTGGGCGATATAAATTAGAATGTTGGGGTGCTTGTGGTGGTGCTGTCGATACAAGCGATTGGACTGATTGTGCAAAAGGTGGTTATTCAAAAGGTGAGATTGTATTTAAAAAAAGAACTAATCTACAAATTTGTGTCGGTCAATCCGGTTATGAGAAAGTTTCTGAAGGTTCAAGCCTTACTAGAAGTGGTTTTAACGGTGCAGGCGCTGCTGGCAAAGTTACTACTGGTAGCTTTGCTTATTCTAAATACGGTGGTGGAGCAACTGATATAAGACTTTATCATCCTAGTGCAACTTGGGGTAACACCGAAAGTTTGCTTTCACGCATACTTGTTGCAGGCGGTGGAGGAGGTATGAAAAATAATTTTGCTTCTGCTCGTTCTATTGGTCATGGTGGTGGTTATGTAGGTGTTAATGGAGTTGGTCGTGACAGAGATTTTTGTGGCGGTGGTTCTCAATACCAAGGTGGAACAAGTTACGACACAGAAGAATACCATGGTTCATTAGGAAAAGGAGGTTATGGTAACATAGGAATAGGTGGTGGAGGGGGTTGGTACGGTGGTGCTGGTTCTTATTCTAATGAATGTGGAGGTGGTGGAAGTGGTTACGCACTAAATAAAGATAGTTATAAGGTACCCGGATATATACCAACACCTGAATATTATCTTGAAAATATAGTCATGACTACTGGAGGTAATACTACTAAAGCAGATGGTTATGCTAAAATAACATTACTACAAGCATTGCCATTTTTAACAGTATCTTCTTATAATTCTACACAGGCAACATTTAAAGCCGACCACACAGACCCTGCATTACTTACAAAGATAGAATGGTTTATAGATGATGTACTAAAAGAAACTATAACAACAAATTTAACAGAAGAGAAAACAATTAATTATACATTAGAAGATAATGCATTACACACACTTAAAATAGTTGTTACAGACAGTAATAATGCTACAGCAGAAAAAGTGTTAAGTATAAGTAAGAATATAATGCCACTGCC